AGCGTCAACGGGTTGGCAAACCCACTGCGGGCGACGGCATGTCGGGGCTGGGCAACGGGCTGTGTCATGGTTCGACCTTTATCATTTGCGGTATCAGAATACCACCCCCGCGATGGCTATGGCGTCAGACACCACGGCGAACTCGCCGTCCTGAATGAGCCGGTCGCGCACCTCGGGCCAGTATTCGTAAACGGCTTCGTCGTTGTAGATTTTGCGCTGGGCTGCACGCCGCATATATTCGTCATAGGTATCGGGGCTGACTTCCAGCAGCATGTCGAGCGTCGGCCCCAGCGGCAGGATCGCCTTGTCGGCCCAGCCCGCCTGCTTGGTGGCGATAAGCGTGTTACGCATCTCGCGGCGGGCAACCTCGCTCAGCACCTCGTCGACCTGCTGCTTCTGCTTGGCCGACATCTGGAAGCTCTCGGGCATGTCCTTGATCGTGGTGTCGCCCAGACCCAGCTCGCTGGCCATCTCGCGGCGCATCCCCGAAATAACCGTCGTCACCTGCCGTGCCCGATAGAACGGGTTGAGGCGCTTGGCGTCGGTATCGAAGTGCGTCATCAGCATGGCATAGGCTTTCTCGTCAGCGCTCAGGCTGGCCAGATAGGCGTTGGCGCCCAGCTCGTTGCCATACTCGACGAAGCGCTTGTAGGTCTGGCTGGCGCGCTCCAGCCGCCCGGTAGTGTTCGACGCCTGCGACCAGAAGTCGGCGGCGCTGACCGAACCGCGGCGCGCGTCGCGGACGAAGCGGCGCAGTAGCGGCGTGTCGGTGTCGTCGAGCGACGGCCGCGTCGGATCGGTGGCGTTGAGCACGCTGGAAATATCGCGGTAGGCCGACGCGCCCAGCCCGGACAGGACGTGGTCGACGACCAGCGGCGACCAGCCGAACTGCTGGCCCATCCACTTGGCCATGGACGAGGTGTAGTTGTCGTATTGCAGCGCCGGCTCCAGCGCCTGCATGTAAGTCGGCACGATGTCGCGGCCGGTGAAGGTGTCCTTGTTCATGGCCAGCTCGGTGGCGAGCTGCGCTGACGTCGGCGACGTCGGCGGGATGAGCGACAGGGCCGCGCCGCGCAGGAAGCGCGCCGGGGCCTGGCTATCGCCCGACGCCCATTCCAGCCCGCGCTCGACAGCGTTGGCCATCAGGGCTAGCTCGAACGGCTTAGGCACATAGAACACGCGGCCGTTGCCCATCGGGATGACCCAGCCGGTGACGCGCATGTATTCGCTCGCCTCCTGATAGTCCGGGTCGTCGCGGAACAGGAAGTGCAGCAGCGCCGAGATCATGCCGAGCGTCGCCATCTTTACCCACGCCTTGCGGCCGGTGTTGATGGCGTCCTTCTCGATGCGGCTCAGCGGCATGTTCTTGGTGCTCTTGAAGTAGGCGCCGAGAACAAACTTTAGCCCCTTGCGCTGGGCCACTTCGTCAGCGCCGAGCACGCGCATCATCTTGTATAGGCCCTGCAGCTGGGCATTCAGGAACGGGATGGTGCGGCGGTAGAAAGTCATGCGGCTGCCGTTCAGCCCGAAGTCGATGTAGTCGGTGGCGGCATAGGCGGCCTCTACCGATGCTTCGTAGTCGGACAGCCCGTCAGCCTTGGCACGCTCGTAGGCCGAGCGGTAGAGCCCGACACGGGTGCCGGTCTCGCTGAGCGAGGTGATCTCGGCGAAGCCGCGCACGGCGCCGAGGAACGGCGTCTTGTCGCGGAAAGCCTGCGCGATGTAGCCCTTCGAGCGCAGCGCCGAGATGTCGCGGTCGATATGCGCGTCGTGCAGGGCGGCGACGTTCATGCCACCCATGATGCCCTGCGCGGCGTTGTAGGACTTGGCCCACTGCTTCTGGCGGATTTCATCGGACATGCCGCGGATACCCGTGACGAACGGCTTGAAGCCGACGTCGGTAAGCACCCATGCCGACATCTGGTCGCGGATGTAGTTGACCACGAGGAAGTCAGGCCAGGAGGTAATGGCGGTACGGAAGGCGGTCGACACGCCGGTGATCAGGCCGGTGAACAGCGGCATGTTCTCGCGGCCGACGGCCTGCATGGCGTTGACGACATCGGCGCCCAGATCGCCGTCCTTCAGCTGGATCGCGGCAGGCTTGCCGTTCTCCCAGAAGAACAGGATGTTCTCGCCGGCCGTCGACACCTGCTCGCGGCGGAACAGCGAGATCGAGTTGCCGTCCTTGATCGAGGCGCCGAGCAGGGTCATCAGGTCCTGCGCGTCGGCTGGGGTCAGGGTGTCGTCCTTGCTGAGCTGGCGGGCGGCATCCTCCACCGTCATGGTCATGCCCAGCACCTGGCTGGCCGGGATGCGCTCGACCAGCGCACCGGCCTGCCCGACGCGATCGGCCAGCAGCGCCAGGGCGCTGATGACTTCGTTCTCGTTGATGAGCGTTTCCAGCGCAAAGGTCTTTTGCATCAGCACGGCCATCGGGTCGACGATGTCACGATCGGAGCCACGGAAGCGCTTGACCAGCGACGGCGAACCGGCAGTGAGCGCGCTCGGGCCGAAGTTGGCTTTCTTGTCGCTCATGTCACGCTGCAGCGGCACGTAGAACTGGCGCTCCAGACCGTCCTCGTAGGTCTCCTTGGCCATCAGCCCGGCGTCATACTGCTTCTGCCACAGCGCCATGCCGTACTCGTGCACCATGTCGGCGGCCTGCGTGAAGCTGTCGCCGTACTGGGTTTCGTAGTCCTTGATCGCGCGCAGCACGTCGCCCTTGCTGGCGCCGATCGGCGGGCGATCGATCTTGGCTTCGTCAAAGCGGCGGTATTCATCGAGCGAGCGGCGCGCGACCAGATAGGCGCTGAAGTCTTTCATCCGCTCTTCGTCGAGCGAGCCCGGGGTGGTGTTCGGGTCGACGCCCTGACTGGTCATCAGCGCATCGCGCAGGCCGCGGCTCATCGGCTGGGTCGACTTGTAGCCGTAGACACCATCGGTAACTTCGACCATGGCACGGCTGCCGGCATTGCGCGCCAGCCGGATGAGCGTGCGCGGATCGTCGGCGCGCTTCAGGTCGATCGGGGCGCCGGTGTTAGCCTCGCCCTGATTGAGCAGATCGGTGACCAGCTGATTGAGTGGGGCGAACCGGTTGGTGCTCCACTCGACCGAGCGGCGGGCGTGCTCCTCGAACCACGACTTGAAGCCAAGGTCCTTCAGCTCTTTGATCGCGGCGTTGATGCCCTGCTCGCGGCGGCCATCTACCACCATGTTGCGGATGAGCTTTGCCGACGGCAGCTGCAGCCATGCCTGGAAGCGCGAGGCGATGTTGTTCAGGCCGTCGAGCATGATCGGGTCGGCCGCGCGCAGCGTGGTCTCGAAGTCGGCCGTCACGCCGGGCCACTTGTTGCGGGCATAGTCCGGGGTCAGGGCGTAGACGCGGAAATATTCGGCGAAGCCCTCGCGCTGGCGGGTCTGCGGCGATGCGCTGCTCAGGTCTCCGGCGTAAAGGCTGACGCCGATGCGCATGATCTCGGCGACATTGCGCTGCACGAAGGCGTCGAGCGGCGCAGCCATGGCGTCGTTGAGGGCATGGCCGCCCTCGTGCACCAGCGTCGACAGATCGCTCCAGACGCGCAGGCGGATGGTGGCGGTCTTGCGGTTATACTCGCCCATGGTGTTGCCGCCCTTGGACACGAGGCGGCCATGGCGCACGGTCAGGTCGAGCAGCTTGGTAAAGTCGCGGCTGATCTGGGTCAGCTTGACGTCGTCTCCGACGTTTGGCTGGGGCAGGTCAGGCACGCCGCGCGCCGGGCGTGTCGGCTCAGCCGTATAGGCCTCGCGGACGGAGCTGGTGCCGGTCATCTGCTCGATCTCGGCGACCTTCTCGGCGGCGGCCAGCGCTCCGTCTGGTGTCATCAGGTTAACGGAGCTGTCGGCGTCTAGGATGGCATAGACATCCTCCAGCGTGGCCTCCGGGCTGTTGTAGGGGCGGCGGCCCTTATCGTAAGCCATCTTGGCCGCGATCTTGGACGACACCTGACCCATCAGACTGGGGTGCTCGGCGAGCACCTTATCCATGAGCGCCTTACCCACGCCTTTGCCGCGGTGCTCTTCTGGCACCACGAAGTCGACAACAGACACGTCGCGCAGCGCGCCGATGCGCTCGACAATGCGCAGCACGCCTCCCGTGCTCGGCTCCGTGTAGGTAATATAGTCGCCGTAACCTCGCCCAATATCGGACGGCTTGCGCGTGCTGGTGATGCCCGGGAACTGAGCGCCTGCGTCCATGCGCTCGATGACGCTGTCGGTCGCCAGCTCCATGAACACGACGTCGGGCTTGCCCAGCTCGGCAGGCCAGTCGGCCGGCGCCTGCTTCGGATCGAACGGTACGCGACCGGTCTCGACGAAGCCGAGCGAGGCATACATCTGCGGCAGGCCGGGCTTGGCAGCCGTGCCCGTGTCGAAGGCGTCGAGCGTCGTGCCGCCATTGGCGATGGCCGCGTCGATCAGCGAGCGCAGGCGCCCGCCGCCCTGGCTAAACACCGACACGATATCGGTGCCGTCGAGCGCAAAGCCGCTCAGGCCATCCGGCGACAGGAAGGTTTTCATCTTGGCATACTTGGCCGGGCTGTAGACGGTGACAGCACCACCGAAGCGCGAGGCGGCCTTGGCGGCCAGCAGCGCGTCGCGGAAGGCACCGGCGTCGTCGGTCTGCACCGGCGCTGCCAGCGCGTTGGCCTGACTATCGGACACGCCCTCGCGCCACGTCCAGCTCGGCATGATGCCGGTCTTCTGGTCGGCATAAACGGTGTTGCGAGGGTCGGCGCGGTTCTGCTCGCCGAACGGGCCGTAGTTGACCCAGCTGTTCTGGCCGCGGGTCTCGCTGGTCATAGCTGGCACGGCGGCCTCGCTGAACAGGCGCATGTGCGCCTGCCAGGCATTCTCTTCGCCGCGCGCACCGAAGCCGGCGCCCTCCATGCCGTGCCCGAAGAAATCGTGCACGACGCGGAACAGATCGTTGACCACCATAGGCTGGCCGTTGTCCGACACTTCTGGCGTCGGGTCTAGCAGTGGGTTGCCGGTCGGGTCGAACTCGCTGGAGCCGAAGCCCTGCTCGGTCGGGAAATACCAGATGTGGCCGCTGGCGATATCCTTCAGGACGTCGCGCGGGCCGTTCGGGTAGGGGTCAGGCTGACCGGGCATGATGGTTTCGATCTTCAGGCCGGTGGCCTTGACGAACTGATACTGCGCGGTGGTCTCGTCGGCCATGGCACGGTAGGCCGCCTGCACGGCAGGGTCAGCCGGCTGGTGTTCCATGTCGGTATAAGCCCGCGCGATGCGGGCGGCGCGGCCGGTGTCGACGCGGACATAGTCGCGCTGGCGGCGCAGCGGCAAGCCGACGGCGTTGGCGTAGGCCTTGGCCGCCTTGACCACGATCGGGATGGGGCCGGCCAGGCCCTTCTCGATGCCGGGTAGTGGGCTCAGCTCGACGGCGTCGGGCACGACCGCGTCGATGGTCTGCTTGGTCGGCAGGATTGGGTTAGCGACCTGCTCGTTGATATCTGGGTTGGCAGGATCGAAGGCGCCGCTGTTGCCAGTGGCAGACTTGATCTGTGTCGGCTCGAAGGCCGCGAACACGTCGGCGGGCCCCGCGCCGCGGGTAACGGCCACCGAGCCTGGGTCGCGACGGAACGCATCAGCAATACGCGACCAGGTCTGCAGCTCGGTCTCGTTGAACGTGATTTCGTCCTGATCGCCGGCAGCGCGCGCGTCAGCCAGATCGCTCTGGATACCGGCGACGGTGTCGTCCAGCTCAGCCTGCGCCTCTTCGCGCGTAACTTCGCCGGCTGCGAAAGCCGGCAGCGTGTCAGCGATGAAGTTACCGCGTGGGTCCGCATCGGTCGCTACGCCGTCAACACGCAGGGCGGGCGGCACGGGGGTGTCTGAGGCGTTACGGAACACCACGCCATCGCGACCTTCTGCCTTGGCCTGCGCGATAGCCGTGTCGAAATTAACCGCCCCGCCTGTCGCGTCGACGACCAGCGGGTTTTTGAGCGCCAGATACACAGGCATGACCGAAGGGCTGTCGCCGGCACCACGCCCTGCGGCGAGTTTGGCGAACTCCTCGGCGTTAGCCGACGACGCTGAAAACCAGAAGGCGCTGCGCGCGGATGGCGTCTGTGTGGACGCGCCGCGTTTGGCCGTATCGAAGGTGCTGAAGTCAGCGCCGGTGCCATGGTAGACCGTGATCGGAGCACCGGCTTCGTCAGTAACCTGGCTGCCTGAGAACCACGTCTGGAACTCGGGGGTCTGCACAGCCGGCGCTACCTGCACCGCGGTCATCGGGTCCGTCGGATCAAGCAGTGCTACAGGCTCGGTGGTCTGGGCAGCCGAGCGCTGCGCCACCGCTTCATTGATGCGGGCGACGCCGTCGACGATCGGCTGGGTGACTACAGGCCCAGCCGCTGCAGCCGGCGCTGCAGCGCCTTGCTGTTCGCTCGGCGTAACCACCGGCGCTGCACTTCCTCCATTGGCGCCGTCCACCGCTTCGGCCGGCGCAGCACCGGTTTCGGCTTCTGGCTGGTCGAGGACGGCTGTGTCGGCGCCGACGATCGCGTTGAACCGGGCTTGCTCACGAGTGAACACCTCTTCCACTGCGGCAGCCTGCGCCGCTTCATTGCCACCGCCAGCGGCCGGAACGAGTGTCGTGGCACCACCGGCCACGCCACCGACGATACCGCCGATGGCGCCCTGTCGCAGCCAGCTCATCATGTCGAGCTTGCGATCAGGATCGTAGCCGGCGCCATATTTGGCGATCATGTCCTCGCCGATGGCCTGGCTGAACTCCTGCGTAAATTCTTCCACCGTCGACGCGGCGGTGTTGGCGAGCATCCGGCGCAGCAGGCCACCGGTGCCGACGTCGGCGCGCATGAACATGCGGTCGATCGGGATGGCCTCGGTCATGCCGAGTGCTGAGCCCTGCAGCAGGGCCAGCGACTTCTGCAGCATGGTCGCGTCAAACTTCTCGGCGTCCTCGTACATCTGGTTGCCGGTGGCCGCAGCGCCCAGCCCGCCAGCGGTGACACCAGCTGGCAGCCCGACAGCCGCGCCGAGATAGCCGGCCAGCAGGAATGGAATAAACGAGCCGCCGCCTGCGGCCAGCTCGCTGACGAAATCCTTGGCGCGCGACGGATCGCCCGGCAGGATTTTGTTGAGCGCGGTGTCGACCTGATCGAGCCAGCCGCGCGGTGCGGTCTTGCCGGTCTCAATGCCGGTGGCCAGATAGGTCAGGCTCTCGAATGCCGAGAACGGATACTTCAGCGCGCTGGTGCCGGTCTGGGCTGCGGCGCGCGCGCCAACCTGCGCGGCGTCGAGCCACCACGTCATGGTTGGTGGTGGGGCGGCGCGGACGAAGTCGGCGCGCTCCTGTGTCTGGGCAAGGTAGGCCTCGTCGGCCTTGCGGTAGGTCTCGGCGACAGCCGGCGTCGACAGGCCGAGCGGATCACGGGGGATGCCCATGGCCGCGGCCTCTTCGTCCGTCATGTTGCGCAGTTGGTCGGAAAGCTCGTTGTCAGCCTCGACCGCCTTGACGTCGGCATCGGCAGCCTGGACGCGCTGCTCCTGCTCGATAGCGGCCTGCTCTGCCGAGAGCATGCCGATGCCCGGCGTGGCCTGGCTCTGCAGAACGGGTGCGGGCACGTCGACGGTCGGGGCCGTCGGGCGCGACTGCGGCGCCGGGCCAGCGCCCAGCGAGATGGTCGGCTTGACGATCGAGGCAGCTGGCGCGGCTGGCGACGGCATCGAGATCGGCAGGCCCTGCACACCAGCCGGAACGTCCATTGCCGAGTTGAGCGCCGGCACCGATGTCTGGGTCTTTTGCTGCCGCAAGCTGTCGATGGCGACGGCCAACCCGTCGTCAGAGAGCAGACCAGGGACCGATACCCGCTTGGGCGTAAAGACTGGGGGCATTATTCCTCGGGGGTTGACTGTCGCAACATCTGTTCAGGGGTCAAACCCCCGTCACCCTGCGTAGCACCTTGGCCCGCACCCATCAAGTCGCGCAGCCGCTGCTGCTCGTCCACCACCTGCTGGCGCAGGTAGCCCATGTAACCACCGTTAACACCATCGACCTGATCCATATCCTCGGCCTGATTGGCGCGCTGGCGGGTGCGGAACGGATCGCCGCCGCCTTGGATGGCAGTCATATAGCCTGTAATCAGCTCAGCCGTCGGCTTGCTGATGCCTTTGTATTCGCTCAGCGAGTAGATCATCACCTCGTCGGCGTAGTCACCGAAGTACTGCTTCAGTCCGTCATACTGGGCCTGCACCGCATAGCGGATATCTTCCATGTTTCGGCCAGCTGGCTCGGGCACCCGGGTCAGCGCGCGGCCGATCTCGATCGCCCAGTCCTCGGGGATCGGGGCACGGGCTTCTGGCGCGATGTCCATGTCGGCCTGCTTTTCCAGCATCAGCCGCACGAAGGACTGCACCTCGTTTGGCGCGGCTTCCTTGCCCGGTACGTTGATGGCGGCGTAGGCCTGCTTGACGTCGTTGAACTCCATTGCTGCCAGCCCCGGCGAGGTGGAGCGCAGCTTGATGATGCGGTCGCTCTCGCGCTGCAGCGCCGTCTCGATCTCGACCTGCGCGGCAAAGTCAGAAGCGCCCGGCACCGGCTTGTAGTCGTCGAGCCGGCTGGAGATATCCTCCATCGTCATCTGCGACAGCCCGTCGGTCGCCGTGTAGGTGCGGCGCGCGACGTCGCGCTTGTTGATGAAGGTCAGGTAGTCGTCCTCGCCCAGAATGGTCGAGATCGCCGTCTCGTCGAGCTGGCCGGTGGTGGTGCCGGTGGTGCGCACCGACGCCAGCTCGTTGGCCATGGCGTTGCGGATTTCGACCTTCTGCACGCCCATGGTGCGGCTGGCCGCGGTCTGCTGGGCGGTGATGGCCTGGTCGGCGCTGCTCAGATACTGCTCGCGCCGGTCGTAGGGCAGCGAGGCGAAGCGGCTGTCGACGGCACGCGGCCGCGGCGTCGTGCCCTTCAGATGCTCGGCGATGACGCCTTGTGCCCACTTCGGCACCTCGCCGCCGCCAGCCGACGTGGCATAGCCCCATGCGCGACGCCCGCCGATATCGGCGTGAATGATGTTGGCGCCGATGCCAATGCCGGTGATACCGGCAGCGCTCAGCGACTTGATCAGCTCGATGCGCTCGGCCAGCGGCATGCCCTGCACGTTGATGTCGAGCGCACCGCCCTTGATGTGCTGGCTGTCCTCGGCGCCGCCAGCGGCCTTGTTCTCTTCCTCGCTGCGGTGCGCCGAGTTGACGCGCGCCTTGGTCAGGCCGAGCGTGGCGAAGGCGTCGGCCACGCGATCGGTCAGATCGGGGTTGACGCCTTCCAGATCGGCGGCGTTGTTGCTGGTGCCGGCGACGAACTGCACACGCGACGGATCGCCCTTGGCGGTCGGTGCCGAGATGCTGTTCAGGATATTGGTTTTGTAGTCGCGCGTTTCCTTCGGCAGGATCGCGTCGTCGTAGCCGCTCTCGACCCACTTCTGCGCAGTGCCTGGCCCGGCATTGTAGGCGACCAGCGCCGTCTCGATCGGGTTGCGCGTGCCACCAAACGTGCGCAGCTGCTGGCGCAGATACTCTTCGCCGTACTGCTTGTTGATGACCGGGTTGGACATGTAGGCGGCGACGGCGTCGCGGCCAGCTGCCTCGGATGGGAAGTTGTTGTCGCCAAGCGCCTTGGCGATATCACGAGCTGTGTCAGGCATGACCTGCATCAGCCCGATGGCGCCCTTCGGCGACACGGCGTTCGGATTGTCGGTGCTCTCCTGCCACTGCACGGCGCGCGACAGCACCTCGAACTGGGTGGTCGGCGACAGGCGGCGGGCGTCTACGCCCAGCTCGCGCAGCACACCCTGCGGGTCGGTCTTTAGCAGCGTGTTGAGGTACGAGACCTGCGCCGTCTCCTGCCAGTTCTGCGACAGCAGCGCCTTCTCTGGCGTCGGCAGTGGCGAGGCGTCGATCAGCTGCTGGCCCGACTTCAGATAGTCGTCGTAACCGTCCGGGTTCATCGCGATGGCGGTGGCCATCTGCTGCTGGGTCAGGTTGATTTCGCTCTTGGCCCAGCGGTAATTCTCGTCGCGCTCGACGGTGGCCGCGCTGGTGCGCCAGCGCGCGTAGTCGGCGCCGGTCTCGTCGGCCAGGGTCTCCTCGAACTTCGGCTTCAGGCTAGCCGGCAGCGACGCAAGGAACGCCTCGCGCTTGGGCTGGTATACGTCCTTGACGAAGTTGTCCATGAAGCCATCGCCACCGGGGGTGATGGTCTGGGCACGATTGTTGAGATCGTTTTCCAGCTCGATGTTCAGCCGGCGATAAGCGTTGTCGGCCTTGAAGGCTTCCTTGCGCTCCTGGCGTTCCTGCAGCACTGCGGCGAAATCGGAGATGGCGCCGCCCAGCTGCTGGGTAGCGCGAGCGCCGGCATTGCTCACCTCGACGGCGGGCGTCGCGGCGGGCGTCAGGAGCTTCTGCGCGCGGTAGTCGGGAAGGATAGCCATTAGCCGAATGAACTCCCAAACTTGGCGACGCCGCCGATGACCGGCGACAGGAAGGCCATGCCAGCCGAGCTGCGCGCCGTGTTGGCGTTCTGCTCAAGATAGCTTTTCTCGTATTTCAAACTGTCCACCTTGATGTCGCTGTTCCACTTGATCGCCGCCAGATCGAGTTCGCCTTCCAGCGCGGTGTCGTTCATGACGTCAAGTGCGCTGCCGCTCAGGGCGATGCCGTTGGCAGCGAAGCCGGCGCGCTGACCGCCGAGGGCCTTCTGCACCACTTCACGGGTACGGGCTACCTCGTAGGCGCTGATCTGCTTCTGCGCATCGGCGTCGCGGGCCTTACCCTGCGCCTGCGCATCGAGCGATGCGCCCTCGTTCTGGGCGGCCTGCGCAGCACCGATGCCCTGCACGACGGAGCCGGCCAGACCGATGATGCCCATGGCGACGGGAGGTAGACACATAGGATTAGTCCTCCCCTTCAGGGAACACCGTGATTGCGCGAACGGTGGCTTGGTGCATCGAGTTCGTCTCGATAGTTATCACGCCACAATTCTCCCAGCTATCATCAAATTTAGCGGGCACGCTACCGGTGCGCAGCACCAGTTCTTCGTAAGGGTTCTGCTCGCTGTCGTCGTCCCAGCGCACGTAGTCCAGCCCCTCGTCGTAGTCGGCGACGGTGCGCGCGCCAGTGCCGGCGCGCAGCTGCACGGTCTGGTACAGATCGAGCAGTCCTTCGCTGACATTGACCTGACGGCCGAGGCCGCTTTCGCCGGTGCCGTATTCGGCCAGGCGCAGGGTGCGCATCAGGCTGGAATAGCGCAGGCCCCAGACAATCTTGCTGGCGGTGGGCTTGACCACGGGCAGCGTCAGCACGCCATCGGTAATGACGACGTTACCGACGTCGATGCCGTCAGCCCAGACACCGACGGTGTCGCCTTCAAGATGGTCGAGATCGACAATGCTGTCGGTCTCCGGGCCGTTGTAGACGCCGGCACAGTGGCCGTAGACCGGCAGCGCCTGCTCGCTGATGCCGGCGCGGAAGAATGCCGACAGCAGCTCGACGGTGCGCTTCTCGCCGCCGCCGATGGTGCGCCGCACGCCGAACCACACCTGGTCACCATCAGCGGTGGTGCCGGGCAGGCTCAGCGCGTCCTCGACAAAGACGTCCTCGCCCAGATTGCACTGGCTGACGCCGAACACTTCCTGGCCGCGGTCATAGGTCACGGCGAGCAGCGAGCCATCGTCGGTTGTCATCCACAGGATTTTGAACGGCGACGCCTGATAGGCGATGCTGGTGATGCCATAGGCGAACAGGTGCTCGTTCAGCGCGCTCAGCTCGCGCGCCACGTAGCTCTGGCTCTCGTTGCTGTAGATCGCCTCGTAGAGCTGGCTGCGATAGACGTCGAGGAAGATCAGCACGCTCTCGATCAGGAAGCCCGGAATGAAGCTCGTTGGCACCGCGGTCTCGTTGCGCTGGCGCAGGTTCTTTGGGCCGAAAGGGGCGTTCTCGTTGGCGCGGCCAAGGACGCGCAGGCTGCCCTCGGTGCCCAGCAGGATGTCGGTGCCGTCAGCGATCCACTGCACGCCGTTGAGCTGACCGCCAGTCAGGCGGGCGGTCACGGCGTCGTCGTCAGCCAGTGGCGTCGACACGCTGAAATCGGCGTAGCCAGTAGCACCGGGAATGGTGGTCCATGCGGTGGTCGGCTGGCGCTCGGTGCCGGCGAAGATAAGTCGATCCTCGTTCAGCCCGATCGCCGACGGGTAGCCCTGATAATCGGACCACGCGCTGACGCGGAAGTTCACTGTTGCGGCGTGCCCTGGCATAGCTGTCAGGTCGCCGTCATCCCGGCCCATATAGGTGGCGTTGACGACCGTGGCGCTCACCCAGCCGGTGATCCGGAACCAGTACCAGCGGCCGCCTGCCTCAAGATAACGAACAGGCAGCCCAACATCAGACGCCTGCCAGCCTGCCCCGCCGTTGATGGCGAGAGCATTGGACAAGGTCAGCGTGACGGCGCCACTAGCGGCGCTCGGGTCCAGCGTATAGGCGGTGGTGTTGATATCGAGATAGGGGCCGTCGACCGGATTGTACTTGGTCAATGTCCAGTTGGTTTCGGAGAACCGGGTCAACACTTGCGGAAAGTGCCCGCCGCATACCAGATAGACCAGATCGCCGATCTGGCGCAGCTGGATGAAGCGCAGGTCATCCTCGGTGAATGGCGTCACCACCTCGACCGGCGTGCCGGGCGGGTCCTCGACGCGGCCGTTGATGTTCCAGAAGCGCACATAGAGATGGCCGAACTCCAGCCGATAGGTCTGCGAGCGCTTGAACTGGAACGGCAGGCCGCGGCTGTAGCGGTTGGCGAACTTGGCATCGCCATAGTAGAGCGAACCGGGCATACGGGTAGCGCCGCCAAAGCGGAGCGCCACCCAGTTGAGCATACGGGCCATGCCGCCCTTGTAGTGGTCGAGGTCGATGCGGGCGTGCAGCAGGGGCGTGATCTCGCCCCGGGTCATGTTGACCTGAATAACGGCGGCCATCAGAACTCCCCGCTAAACGTGCCGCGGCCATAATAGCCGGTGCCGTAGCTGCTGCCCCCGCGCGCTTCGAGGATGTCGAACTGCTCGATCGGCTCGGCCGAGCCCTCGAACGTATCGATGCTCTCGGCCTGCGTCTGGGCGGTAGCCAGCATCTGCGATGCCAGCTCGATGAACTTGTTCTTGCCGGTGAACTTGTTGGCCATGCCGAGCGCCAGCTGGCAGCGCACGATCTCGACGAACAGATCGTCCCACTCAGCGGGGCTGTCGGTCTTGTCCATGATGAGCACCACTTTGAGCGGGGCGCTCTCATTGGTGTAGATCAGCGGCCCGACGATCTCATGCGGTATCAGCTTACCGTATCGCGAGCCTCCGCGGCGTGGCGGCAGAACGCGCAGCCAGCCCGGAGGCGGCTTGTACGCCTTGGTCCAGCCGAACGGTGGCGCCTCGGTCTCGACCGGCAGCGACACATAGCGCTTGGCGAAATTCCATGGGTATTTGCGCAGGGCCGAACGGGTGGTGTGGCCCCAGTTACGCTCAAGCCACCGGGCGGTGGCTGCGGTCTCGTCTGTGGTGCGTAGCGCCGTGTCCTTGATGACGTCGATCGCCAGGTTCCAGACTTCCAGCTTCGTCATTGTCGATGGCATGGCAGCGTTCCTATGCGGCGTTGACAGTCACGTTGAACTTGGTGCTGTGCTTGTCGGCTCGCGCGTCGGTGACGCTAAGCCATAACTCGAAAGACCCTGCCACGGTCGGTGTGCCCGCCACAGTGTTGCCGACGATCGCCAGCCCGTCGGGCAGCGCGCTGGCTTCCAGTGCTAGGGTGTAGGGGCCGTGGCCCCCTTCCAGATCAGGCACCCAACTGAAAACCACGCCCACCGTTGCAGCGCCGGGCTTGGTCTCGATGCGAAGGCGGCGCCGCTTGCGCTGGTGCTCGCCTTCCAGATAGGCGGTGATCTTGGAGCGGTCCATTTACTGGGCCGCGTTCGCCTGCGCCTTTTTCAGCGCAGTCTGCTGGGTGGCGACACGGGCCATGCGGCTGTGTGGCGTGGTGCGCAGCTTGCGGCCGATCAGCACGTCGCGCACGGCCTTGCCGGCTGCCTTGCCTGCTTCAGTGGCCTCGTCGCGCACAGCCCGGGCCGTAGCCTTGCTGAGACGGCGCAGCTGCTGCAGCGTTGGCTGTTCGCCGGGCTTCAGGGTAGCGATATAGGGGTCCTCGGGCGAACCGGCCAGGGCGACAGCTTCCTTGTCGGCGGCGACCTTGTTGGCCTGCTGCGCGGCCTTGCGGACGCTACCAGCTGGAGCGGCGGCGACCTTGGCGGCAGCCTTGGCCTGGTGTTCGGCCTTCTGCTCCTTGGTCGGGGTCGGTGCCTGTGACTGGATCACGGCCAGCGCCTTGTGCTCGGCCTGCTTGGCGCGGCGACGGACGCTTTCCTTCTTGGGCTGCAGCGGACCCTTCTCAGTGAACGGAACGGCGGCTGCGGGGGCGGTACGCGCACCGTCGCGGCTGGTGACCGGCGCCCGGTTGCTGTTGTTTTCGTCGGTCATGTGAACACCTGTTCTGTGGGTTTATTTTGGTGCCCGCCTCCGAGGAGGAAGGCGGGCACCACACGCGCTATGCTATAGCGGCAGGCGGCGACTACCGCTGCTGCACTGCGCGAATGTAGTCGACGGACAGAACGTGCGCAGCAGCCGAGCCGTTGGACAGGCCGAAGCTGATGGCGAGCAGTTCTGCATCGTCGAGGACCGGCGCGGTGGTCGGCAGGTTGGTCGTCTTGGCCGACGCGACACGCACGTCGTTGACGAAAGCCTGCACGGTGTCCGTGCCGTCATAGTAGAAGCCGAGCTTGACCCAGACGTTGCTTGCCATCGGGTCAGGCAGCTGCACCACAGTTTCCGCGCCATCCTTGCAGACGACGAGATCAGGGTACAGATCGGCAGCATTCTTGCGAATGAACACGCCGTCCGACACGGCCAGCGGCGTGGTGTCGGTGATCTGCAGGCCGGTGACGAAGTTGATGTTCAGCGCGTCGCTCAGCTTGATGCGGGTCTCGTATTCGAGAGCCTTGCCAACCTGGAAGCGGAACGCCTCGATCTTGTTCTGGTGGAACGCGACGTCGGCATTGGCATTGGTGTTGGTGCACACGAGCACGCCGCTGGCGCCAGCGCCGACGGAGATGACTTCAGTTGCAGCGCCGGTCTTGGTCGACGTCCAGTCAGCAGCGGCCCAGTCGCCGGTGTTGAGGAAGTCACGAACAAACTCGGCGAAATCCATCCGGGGCATATTTTCCCAGAACTTGCGATGAGTGGTCATGGCGACGATATCCCTTGGCCTATGACGTCAGCGACCGGCTGACACGGTAGAGAGTGGCAGGGCCAGCGGCCCTGCCTTGTTTCCCGATTAGCCGTTGGTGATCAGCAGCGCGATCGGGATTTGCTTGCGCTCGGAGTAGACGCGGTCCCAGTTCTGGGCAAGACGCAGCTCGCTCACAGTCGGGAATTCGCCGCCAACGGCGTTGTCAGTCCACTTGATGCCGTATGGGTGCACCGCAAACTGCTTGCGGGTCCACAGGGTCTCGACGCCCATGCCGTCACCGGCACTCTCGTCCTGCTCGACCGACACCGGGCGCGCAACGGAGCTTTCAGCCCAGCCCAGCGCATCCTGGCCGATCAGGTAGTTGTGGTAACGGACCTTGTTGGCACCCATGATGGCGGGCACCTTGTCCGAAACGATGACGCGGTAGTCGAGGTAGTGCGGCACGAAGGAAGTGCCGGTGCTGTCCGGGCGGAAGCTGATCAGGTCGTCCTTGGCGAGGCGGGTTTCCACCTCGGAGTGGATGACCAGCAGCTTCAGGTTCTTCTTGGCGTCGCCCATGGTCTGGGCAGCGTCCATGATGGCCTCGGCCGAGATCAGGTTGGCAGCGGTCAGTGCGGCGCCGGTGTCGATCGAGATGTCCTCGACCATGTCACCGCCGTCGTTGGCGATGTTGTCGGCGAACACGCCGCGCAGCGTGGCGATGGCAGCGTCGTCGAGACGGCGGGCCCAGTATTCGGACACGCGCTCGCCGATGCGCTTCATCGGATCGGAGCCGGCAAGCTCGGCGACCAGGTGCGCAGCAGACCAGCCCTTGGTCCAGATGATGCGACGGGCGACGTCGGTGCCCGAAGTCAGCTTGGACGGAACGGCATGGCTCTCAGGATCGTCCGAAGCGGCATCAGGCTCGCTGTCGTCAAGGTCCTTCCAGAACGGCACGTTGAAGGTGCGGCCACCACCAGCAAGCTTGTTGGCCAGGTCGGCGTCATTGCGGAACACGCCGGCGCCATAGAAGGCCGACTTCTGCATCGTGTTGACGCCGATGTAGTTGTTGAAAACGGTAGGCTCGACAGCGTCGGTGAGACGAACTGCGGACATCTTAAAGCTCCAGTGCTACTTCAAGCCAAAGGCTGAAGGCTGTTTCCCTGCGGCAGCGATAAGGCTGCGCGCGCGATCAGGGTCGCTTTTGACCATGTTCATCTGAGCGGTGAGATTGTTGCTCTCGCCATCGGAGAATGGATTGCCAACGCTATCAGGATTACCCCGAAGCACGTTGTCCTCCTTGAAGAGCGCGCCGCCGAGGTTCGCAAGGAACACGGCGATCGGCTCGGACAGCACGACCTTGTTCTCGCCGACGAAGCCTTTCTTGGTCAGTTCCGCTAGGAACTCCTGACCACCAGGAACGTCGGTGAATACGCGATCGGCCAGCTCGAAGTTTGCCTTGGCAGTGTCGCTGTCGAGTGGACCCCAGCGCTTGACCAGCGCGTCGGTTGCCCCTTCAGCCTGCTTCGTCACTTCTGCCTGTTGCGCTGCAGCTGTGCCTGACGCCATGCCGGTGATCTCGGCAATGTAGCGATCATGCACGAATGCCGCCTGCTCCTTGGTGAAGCCTTTGGCATGCAGCTCGGCCTTGAGTGCCTTGGCCCGCTCTCCGTCATAGGGCAAGCCCTCTGGCAGATCGGCAGGCACATTGAACTCGTAGCCATCCGGCGTAGCGGGGCGCCCCAACTTGTTGTAGAAGGCGTCCTTCTCTTCGGGCGTAGCGTCCTTGCCAGGCAGGCGGATCGAGCCGCCCAGCATCTTCTCTTGCTCATATGCGGACTTGGCGAGCTTCGCGGGGTCGCTCAGCAAGTCCTTGGTCTGGAGCCAGTTGCGGGTGCCCTCGTCGAGGGCCGCATAGGCAGTACCATGATCGAAGGCGCCAGACCCATTCGTGGCGTCGTCGACCGTGCCGCTCGCTGGAGTGTCTGCAATAACAGCTGCGCCGGGGGTCCCGCCTGTGGCGGCCGCGGCTGCAGCGGCGTCATTCGGAGCATCCCAGAAGGGCTGCGGAATGGCGGTCAGTACAGGTCCATGGTTGCGAACGAACATCTCTTAAACCCCCTCCTCGGGGATAGGTTCTGTCGGGGCTCGGAGAACTGCGCCGTGCAGGTCATCCACTTTCACGCCCGACTTGATAATTCCCTCCAGCACGCGCTGGAAAACTGCTCGGCGCTGGTCCAGCGCCTTGACTTGCTCCGCTGTCGCCGACAGCGGTGCGGTATCATAGTACCGGCAGAACTGCGCAAGGTCTATAAGTACCAGCCCAGCATCGTCGAGGCTGCCGTTGCCCGTGAACATGGCGGCGTAGGCCTCGGCGATACGGGCTTCCTGCATCACCGGGTTGTCGCCCAGATCGGGCGGCAGGACTTCGTTTACGGTTCTCATGCTGCGGCCTGCGGCTGCATGGCGGCCAGCAACTGCTGGATGCCGGGGGACTGCGCAGCTTCAGCACCGGCCGCTGCCTGCTGGGCGCCAGCGCCCAGCGACTGGGCAGCATCGCCGGCAGCCTGGGCAGTGCCCAGAGCGGTTGCGGCCTGCGCCTGCTGGGCATTGGAAGCACCGGCGTCGGCGCTGGCCTTGCGATCACGCAGCATCTTGGCTGGGGCACCGGACACGTCCTGCACCATTTCGAGGATTTCGTCGGCGTCGATACGAGCGCTGATGCCGGGCTGCAGCGGTTCGAGCGCTGGCAGCATTTCCAGCACCTGCTGGATGCCGGTGATCTGGCCCATGCGGCGCAGGCGATCGAGCGGGCTGGTAAACACTGGCGAGACGCCAGCACCCTGCAGGCTCTCGGGCAGCTCCAGCCGGCTACCCGGACGGAATGCGCCCTTGCGGGCGATGATGCCGATCTCGCGGTCGACGTTGTGCGACAGGCCCTCGTTCAGGCTGATGCCCACCGGGCCGAGCATCTCGCCCTTTTCCTGAGCACGCAGCATCGAGCGGGTCGCCGTTTCCTGCGGGCTGTTCTGCTCGCTGACGAGGATTTGCCACAGGTTGAGATAGAGCATCTCGCGGACGTTGTTGCGGCGGCTCTCGATGATCGACTGGGCGAAGTCAGGGCGCACGCCGGCATTGAGCGGTGCGAACAGCGGGTTGCCGTCGCCATTGATCAGGCCCGGGTTTACGGCGCCCGCATTGAAATTCAGGCGGGTGAAGTTCTTGCCCGCGGTAGCGATCGGCGGGCGCAGCAGCATCTGGCTGGCGATCAGCTCGTCGCGCGACATGGCCTGCAGCGACTGGATTTCGGCGATGGCCAGGGCAACGGGGCCTTCGCAGAAAGCGCGCTGGCCGATGTTGGACCAGGCGTAGCGGGTAAAGGGGAACTCCCAGTAACCGCCCTCGCCGATCAGGTGCTTCTCGCCCGGCAGGATGTAATAGCTGGCGAACTCGGCGCCCTTGATGCCGAAGCCGCGCATGCCATCGCTGCGCGGCCGCACGCAGTGCATGACCTGCAGCCGCTCGTGGCGGCGCTTCGGGTCATTGGCCATCGACTTGACCTTCTCGCCGCACGTCTCCGGCCACTCGGCCGCGATCTGGGCAGCGGTCCAGCTGAACACGCGATACATGCGGTTGGGCTGGCCGTCGGGGCCGACAGCCGGGAACAGTTCAGGCAGTGGCATGTGCTCGTAGATGAACGGCACGCGGCTGCCCTGCTTCTCCTTGATGTGCATCCAGCCATCGCCGAAGGCACACATGGACTTTACCGTCGCCTTGTGCGCGGACCAGAAGCCGGTCTTGGGATTGCCGCGCATACGGAACAGGTAGTCGCGGACGTTTTCCAGCGCCACCTTCTCCTCGAAGTTGGGCACGTAGCCGAAGTCGTCGTCGATGTTCAGGTCGTGCCAGCTGTCGCTCTCGGGCGTCTTGAGCGATACCAAGCCCGCGGTCAGCCGGTCGATCGCCCACAGGCTGGTCATGTCGTAGATATGCTTGGAGCGCTCGGCGGCCACCGGCTGCCCGGTAACCGCCATGACGCCGGCAGCACCGCCACCGGTATTGACCAACGTGTCGAAGTGTTCGGTCTGGGGCAGCACCCACGCAGCCACGTTGCGGTGATACCGCTCCCATGGTGCCTTGGCGTTGGCCAGCTGGGTCTGCTCGTCCATGCAATCATTGATGATGGTCATCGACCGACTGCTCCGAAGGTTGCGACGGTCGAGCCGCCGTAAGCGCTGTCGCCATTGGCGCTGGTGCGCGTATTGCCGAACACGCCCAAGCGACGACGGGTCTGGGTGCGTGACTTGGCCGCGGCGTCCAGCGCTGAAATCTCAGGCGGTGCGTCGGCGGCCGGGGTCGGCGCAAAGGTCGGGGTCGGCGCCACCACGGCGGGGGCCGGTTGATACCTGGGAGCTGGAGCACCACCACCGAGACACATGACGAGCGCTCCTATGCAGCGTTCGGCAGCTTGCCGAACTTGGCGAAGGTCGAGCTGCCGTAGCTGGCATCGCCCATCGGGGTGGTCTTGACATTGCCGAAGGTGCTTAGCCGCTTGCTGGCGGTGCGGCGCGCTTCGACGGCGAGATTGAGGGGATTGGCCTTGGCGTCCGCAGCCTGCGCAGCGATCTCATCGCGCGTCGGGGCTGGCGCCACGGTGGGCGGGGCTTCGTAGCGGGGCTGCTGCATCAGGCACATAGGCTAGCTCCAGATCGAGAGGAACAGTGACGTCGCCGCGCCGAGAATGCAGATGACCCATAGCACGTTGCCGACGCGCAGGATGGCGTCCGCCCATGCGTTCATGGAATACCAGTAGAAACAGAGCTGGGCACCGTAGGCCGCGCCAGTGGCGATCACGATGGTTAGCAGCGCCGCGTCGTTCTGGTTGACGATGGCCGCGCCACCGATCAGGAGCAACGCGATGGCGCCGAAGATCAGAGCGCCGATTGCCTGGATGTTGGTCATGCCGTTTTCTCCTGTCCTTCGCATATACTGCGGTAACCGGCTACCGTCCAGCGGAAAAGCTGGAACAGCTCGCCACCCTTGCCGTAGACGAAGGGCTCGCCAGATACTTCTGCGCCGAAATCGCGCATCCATTTGTGGGCCTGCGTGTGGGTCAGCAGCGACCGCGCCTCACCCAGTGTCACGCCACTGTCGATCAGCGCCGGGATATGGAAGTCGCGCATGAACCGGGTGACGGCCGGGATGACGCGCCAGCTCTTGCGGGTGCCGAGCGCCCACAGGCTGACGGTGCACACATTGATGGTCGAGCTGCCGAACACCATCACCGGCTGACTGTCCAGATAGGCGACGAAGGCCTTGCTCGACGCCACGGTGTAATGCGCCAGCTGCGCCGAGGTGACGCCGTCGGGCAGCTGGCAGAAGGCTTCGAGCTGGTCGATCGGGCGCAGGTTCGCCATGACGAAGCTGGCGTCACGCAGACAGGCGGGCTTGATGACGACCTGGCTCAACGGAAATCACCCAGCGGATCGTCGAACTCGACCGGTGCGGCGCGCTCGCGCTCGCGCTGCCGTGGCGTGACACCGTGGGCGACGCGGTCGACGATGTCGATGCGGTCCTGCATACGGGAGGCCAGCGCCTGCTCGCGGTACTCCCACGCCTGCAGCACCATGTCGGCCTCGTCAGTGGACGAGCCGATGCGTGCGCGCACCTCGTCCTTGCTCTCGACCTGCAGCGTCTTGCCCTTGACGATGAATATGGGCGCGGTCAGCTGGGTCAGCAGGCGGGTCGAGGGCGGCAGGCAGATGTCGAAGCCGCTGTCAGGGTCCAGCGCCTCGCGGAAGTTCCACCAGATTTCGGCGCGCATGTTAAGGAACTTCCACAGCATGTCCTTGGTCCAGCCCCGCGACTTGGCGCTGGCGATGAACATCTCGGCCTCGATCTGGTGATGCGTCGACAGCAGGTCGCGGGTCGAGCCACCCCAGCCACCGGTGCCATCGAGCACGATCAGGGCGTTGTGCTTGCGGCGCGTCAGCACCAGCTGTGTAACTTCCTTGCCGGTAGGCGTCAGGCGGCCGGCCTGCGTCAGCGGCTCGTCGAAGAAATCGGTCTCGTACAGCTCGCCTAGCACGGTGCTATCGGCGCCGCCCTGGGCGATGTCAGCGCTGAACACCAGCTGGCGCAGCCGCTTGTGCTCGCCCAGCGCAACGCGTTTCTTCCAGCGCTCCTGCGCCGCCAGCACCCACAGCGTGGGGATGACCTGAAACGGGTGATCCTCGCCCTTGATGGTGAACGAGCCGGTCAGCAGCAGCGACTTCAGCGGCTCTGGCGTCGCCGACAGGCGCGCGGCATAGCCGGTGTCCTTCAGGAACACGTTGTCTTTCAGCAAGCTCTTGATGAAGGTGCGGCTCTTGGCCACGGCCACGCGGCCAGCATTGATGTCCTGCTCGGTGGCGTCTGGGCGCGGATCGCCGGTCAGTGGATCGTATGCGCCGGGGCCTTCCACCCACACCGTGACCATGCGGTCGCCCTCGGTGCGCATGAAGCACCAGCGCAGTTCGCCGGGCTTGGCTGGCAGCGGGTAGGTATCCTCCAGCCATGGCGCGAACCACTCCATCAGCCACGCGCCGGTGCCAGTATCGAGCAGCTTGCCGTCCTTGAACTCGGGGATCGGTGGGTTGGTAGCGAACACCACCCGAGCGCGCTGGCCGGCGCGGATCGAGCGCAGCCACTGGATAACGAAGGCGACCTTGAACTCGTCCATCTGGGCCGCTTCGTCGAAGCCATAGAGATCGTGGTCGCGGCCCTGCCACGTCTTCTCCGAGCCGGGCGCTTCGAGGTGGCCGAACTCGATGACACGCCCATCGCTGGTGCGGGCACGTTTCTTGGTGGCGTTCTTGCTGGCCACACGGCCAGCCAGGATTTGATCGAGCAGGCGGCTCCACAGGCTGTCAAGGTCGGTGGACTGGCGGCGGAAGATGACGGACTTGAAGTGCTCGGTCGAGGCCAGCCCCAGCAACAGGTCGGACTTGCCACCACCAGCGGCACCGCCATACAGGGTCTCGTCGGCGAGGCTGTAATAGGCGTCGGTCTGCGGCCCCATCTGCGGCAGCCACGGCTTGGCCAGCATCGGCGCCAGGGTCTTGGTCAGCTCGGCGCGCTGCGCGTCGCTCATCGAGCTGATGCGGCGCTCCATCTCCTCGAACGTCAGGGGTGTCTCGGTCATGCGTCAACCGTGCGCCGTGCCTCGGCCACAGCACTAGCGCGCTTCACCGGGCTGAACGCCCGAATGTCCCAGCCCATCTCCTCGCCGGTGGCGCTGCCGCCCTCGGCGATCGGGTTGACGATCTCGTCCAGCAGGACACCGATCAGCACCTCGTTGTGCTCGCTGACGTAGCGCACCCGCACCTCGCGGATCGTGTAGGTGGTACGGTACACGGGATAGGTGATCAAACCATACGGGTCGCTGATATGCGCGCTGGCGCGCTCCCAGCCTTGCTCTATGCAAACTACCTTGGAGCCGCGCACGGCCCAGCTCGGGATGTCGCTCATTGCAGGTCCTTCAGGCTGTAGCGCTCACCGGGTACGATGCCGAGCACCGTTGCAGCGGTCAGGATGCAGCCGGTCTCTTCGTCGTAGGTGATGACTGGCCGCGACCAGATCAGGCCATACTTGATTTCAAGCCGTTCCCAGTAGCCAGCGACGCGCTTCTCCCACTCGGCGGTCACGCCCATGACCAGCGGTGCGCGCCAGGTCTTGGTGTAGAGCACGCCGATGCGGGCAGGCGGATCGAAGGCGGGGAACGTCATCGGGCCGCGGACGACGCTCTCGGCTGACGCGAGCGGGGAGGTCAATTGACCAGCCCCACGACGCCGAGCAGGGCGTTCATCACGGTATAGGCGATGCCGAGCACGCCAAGGGCGGCGCTGGCGGCGATGATGGCGAAGGGCACGCCGATCACGATGGCGCCCAACCATTCATGCGTAGCCGTAGATTTAGCGAAGGTAATGCGCCCTTGCTCCACCAGCTGACGCAGCTCCTGGCGCTGGTAGCGCGCGGGATCATGCGTCGATGTCGAAGTCGGGGTCGTCTTGGTCGTCCGGGTCATAATCATTCTCCTCGTGTTCGCTGGTCGGGTTAGGGCTTACATCTATGGTGTTTGGCACCGTGGCGCCAGTAGGGGCGTGCACGGCGGCGGCGAGCAACGCCATCGACGCCAAGGCCAGCTGGCGGATGTTAGGGGCCTCACCGGGCGCGGCAGGCGCCACAGCGTCGATCGCGTCCTGCACGACATTGTCGCCTGAGCGCCAGTTGCGGCGGTTGCGCAGCCAGTGCATCTGGGCGCCCGGGTTCGGCAATACGCGCTCGGTCACCGTGGCCCGGAAGCCGTTGCTGAACACTTTCTCGGTCTGATACGTGAAGCCTAGCGCTGTGTGGACCATCGAACGCTCGACGCGATCATCGATAGCGTCCTTGGCCTCGCGGATGGCCTGTAAGAAATCCGGGTTGCGGCCGCACACCGTGTAAAACGACTTCTCAGAGATGCCCAGCTCCTCGGCGATCTCCAGGTCCGTGGCACCGTGCCGTGCCATGGCGCACGCAACGCGCACCATCTCTGGCTCCACCTCGATCTCGGGCCGGCCACGGCGCCGGGCTTGCTTGGATGGTGACGGTGCTGGCTCAGGCGCATCGGCGCCGCGGGTACGCTGGAGTTTGCTCATGTGGCGATTTGTACTCCAGCCACGTTTTTCTTGGAAGAAGTACTTGACAGGTACTGTTGCCGGGTTTAAGCCTGATCTCGACGGCGCCGCTACTGAGCGCCTGACCACAGAAACGGAGATTTCAGATGGCTATGAGCAAGAAGCACTTTGAAGCAATTGCCGAGCGTTTCCAGAACCAGCTCGTGCTGGCCGGCGTAGAGTACGCTCAAGGAGAGCACACCATTGACGCGCTCCTCCAGATCAACGCCCACCTTTACGCTCTAGCGTCTTCCATGGCCGCAGACTTCGGCTACGATAACCCACGCTTCGACGCGAAGCGCTTCCTCGCTGCCTGCGGCTTCTAGGCTCTAACCAGCGGCGCCTGCGCGGCGCCGCTCACTAGACCCTACGCAACCCTAGGAGACCCACCGTGGCCACCACCCAGACTACGCGGCAGCGCATTGCGTCAGCTATCGAGGACATCATCTGGAAGAATGTGTGCGTCCATGACGACAGCGGGCTTCACTTTGGTGACGCCGTCGAAGAGATCATGGCACTTATCGACCAGTACCTGCCAGCAGACGATACCCCAACCGCAACGGAGAACTGACCCATGACCATCATCGACACCACCCTCTACCTCGACGGCCAGCTGCGCCTGGCCCGCCACGGCGCTGGCCGTGGCGGTAACGTCCTGACGCACGTCGAGAGCGGCGACCAGCTGTCGCTCAGCGACGACATCGCCGACATACTCGTGCGCGGCGGCGGGCTACTATACGTCGTGCGCCCCAACACAACCGCGCGCTACAATTTTGATGTCATCGCAAGGGTCACGTCGCAGTAACCAGCGCGCTGTCGCTGCGTGCAAAGGCCGCCCCTCGGGGCGGCCTTTTTGCTCGACCTGTGTCCCTGTGTCCCGTTTCTCAGGAGATCGCAGATACAGAGATATAGAGGGTATATAATATGTACTATATATGTATGTGATATTTATATTATATATATTATACACAGAGACACAGATATCTCTAAAAGACTATAGAAAACAAGGCGATAGCGCCGCGGCCACCGCCACTTTTCGTGACACAGTTGAGACACAGGGACACAGAAAAGCGCCTGTGTCGAGACACAGGCGCTGGTTCAGTTTTGTCGCTAGCTTGCGAAATATGCGCGCTGCTGTGTCACGCTGTGTCACGAGAAGGGTTAAATCTGTGTCACGCGGTGCCTTCGCCGCTAGTCGAAAGCGATGCCGTCGATCAGCGCCATGATCTCGTCGGGCGTCTCACGCACCAAGTACGTAAGGTCGGTTGTCACCGACACCGCACCGCGCGCCGCTTCAGGCGTCAGTGTGCTGCCCGCGTCGTCCGGGAACAACACCGACACGATGTGCAATGGGCTGATGCGTATAGGGTTGCCTGATGGGAGCGTCAACTTCAGCAGGGCGCTGGATAGCTGTGTGGTCATTCGCCGTCTCCTTTTTGCTGCCGGAACAGCCCGGTCAGCACGTTGCCCGGCAGCCCTGTTGCTGCCGGTGACCCGTTGCGCAGGATTTCACTGCGCAGCTGGTCAGCTGTCGCGGTGGTCCACTGCTTTGCCGCCTTGCGCGTGGTCGCGTAGACCGAGTAGCGCTTGTTGTCGATTGACGGGTTCCAGTTCTGCCCGTGCGGCACCCCGACGCGTTCCAGCTTGGTCTGCACCATGCGCTTGGCGATCGCCTGCCACTTGTCGGGATAGTCGTAGCCATAGAGATCGCGGGCCTGGATCATGCCGGCGACGATCTGCTCCGGCACCACCACGTCGCCGGCCAGGTTGGCCAGCACCGCGTCGAAGCCGCGGTCGAGATCGCTGGCACTCATCTCGGTCATGGCGCGCTTGGCCTCGGTCATCGGCGGCTCAGCGAACGGCGAATAGGTGCTGATGTCGACGCTGTCGAGATAGTCGGCAAAGGCGGCGACGTTGGCCGGGTTCTCGATCCAGGCGTTGATCTCCTCCCAGAAGGCCACTTCACGCGGCTCGCCATTGGTGCCCACCCAGAAGCGGCGGTCACCGCGCGGCAGCGGCAGCGCGTCGGGGTTGTTGGTGGCGATCAGGAAAGAGGTAAACCCGGGCGCATAGAAGGCGCTCTCGCGCTTGACCACGAAGTGGCGCACGATCGGCCGGGGGTCGATCGTCTCCTTCAGCCGCTCATAGGTGTCGTGCTTGGCCTTGTAGGCCGATCCGCCGTCGGACGTCGAGCTTTCATTGACCAGCACCATCAAGCTGTCGGCGCCCCAGTCGTTATACTGGCTCTGGTAGGTGCGGCCGGCGAAGGTGTCGAAGGACAGGGTCCGCACGTAGCTCCCGCCGAACAGCTTGCGCAGCAGCTCGCCGAGCGTACCGCGGCCGGTGCCCATCTCGCGCGCCACCATCACCACGGCTGGGCCGGGGATGTGCGGGTTGCGGAACTTGTAGGCCAGCCACTGCGTGAACCAGGCGCGCTCGTCAGCGTCAGGCAGCAGCTGGGCGAGGAACTTGTGCCCGGTGACCATCTCACCGCCCTCGGCGGTGTGCACGACGGGCGTGTAGGTGTTGACCCACGTCTTACCCTGCTCGTCCACAAAGGTCGGCCGCGGCATGTCGGGGCGCAGCTGCATCCCTTCCACCGACAGGCGGGCGTGGCTGGCCATCCAGATATCGACCGGGTTGATTTTCTTCTCGCCACCGCGGGGACCGATCTCGACGCCGCAATAGGGCAGCATCTCTGACCGGAAATTGGAGAGCGAATACCCCTCGCCGATGGTCGAGCCCCAGATCGGCACCACCGGCAGCTGGCGGCCTTTGCAGAACGCATAGGTCTGCGTCAGCTTGGCCGCTACCATGGTGTATTCGTCCTCGGCCGATATCTTGGCCCGGCGCTTGGTCTTGCGCTCGTCCTCGGCCTCGGCCAGCCGCTTCAGGCGCGCGGCGATGGTCGCCGCATCGAGCTGGCGGGCGCTGGCGTCGGTCGGGGCGAGCGCCGCCGACATGTGCGACACGCCGGTGGCGGCGTCCCAAATGGTCAGCGCGCCGCTATGGGTCAGCCCGACAATGCAGCGCGTCAGCGAATGGTTGGCGCCGGGCTCCAGCCACGAGGCCGAGCAGCGCAGGCCGTCGTCGCCCGCCGCCTGCTCCAGCTCCTCCAGCGTGCGCGTGACGCCGTCATTGCACTCGAAGCGGTGCTCGGGCAGCAGGTCGTGCACACGGGTCGCCTCGCTCTCGCCCTTGACGCTGCGCAGCACCGGGGCGAAGCCGTGCTGCTCGAGCACCACTTCGACCATGTCGACCAGCTCGATCAGCCGCGCTTTGGATATGGTGGGGAGATCAGAAAGTCCGACGGTTGCAGGACTTCCACCTTCAGCCCACTCGTAGGCGACCACGACGCCACCGTTAGCTCCCCGCGTATGTGCGCCGAAAGCGCCAAACTGGCGAGGCGATCCACCCCCGAAAACTTCGACGACCTGGGCTCCGTCAACCTCCAGGTCGGCTCCGGGGGCCAGCCAGCGGCGGGTATGGAGCCGAGTAAAGGGTTCGTCAGTGCGGACGAACCATGCTTCCTTGAAGCCTTTGCCGTAGCGGATAAGGCTCTGAGCGAGGGCAGGTTCGGCTTTTTCGAGCGCCTGGGCGACATCGTCAATCACCTCGTGGTTGATGTCCAGATCGATGACCGCCAGCCCGTTCTCGACGCGCAGGCCGGTATCGACGAACCTCTTGGCCGGGCTCTTGCGCTCGGTCCAGCCGTTGATGGCCTCCTCGGTCACGGGCAGGCTGGGCCAGCCAGGCATAAAACAGGCTTTCGCCCAGTTCGGCAGCGGGGAGTAACCGTTGGCCAGCAGAGCCAGCCGCAGCTCGGTAAGATCGCTCATGATACATGCTTCCACGTTGCGCGCGTAACGATGCCGTATACGTTACAGTGTGCTAACCCAAACATTGCGGCCAGCTCTCGCGTAGTTAGCGCACCCCAAAGTCTGCGCATCTCCACGACGGCCGCCTCTGAAACCTTTGCCCGGACATTGGCGCTGCCACGCGGCTGGCGACCCGCGGCTACTTTTTCGGCCATGTTCTCCTGCACTGTTTTCCAGTGTAGATGCTGGCCATTTATGCATGACGTGTTGTGGCACGAGTGGGCTGCTTGCGCGCTAGCGTCAGCTGGCGGCCCGCGTTTCGTCAGGCACACAGCCCGGCTGGCCAACATATGGGTCCCGTCGTGGCGCGTGTGCCCGTAGCCTTTACCGCCTATATAGAAAGGCCACAGCACGCAGTCGTCGCCTTCGTAGGCAGCGCCAAACAAAACGGCCTCGGCTCGCGTCTTTAGTTGACTGATGTGTGTAGAACCACTAAATGTGGTGTCAATCGAAGTGGTCATCGCTGGTCTCTATCGGTTGGGGGAGAGGCTCGACTTGGTTTCAATACCAGTCGGGCCTTTCTGTTTATCTGGTCAGGGGCGTTTCGTCGAGGCTGGCAACGGGTCGCCCGGCTTCCAGACCTTGGACACCCGCCGCGCCTCCTGTTCTTCGAGCTTGGCCCGGCCATTGCTGCGCTTGATCCTATTGTTGATGTGGATGGCGTCCACCTCGTCGCGCGCTACCGCGTATTCAGCTACCGACGCGCCGTTCACGCCCATATTCTTGTTGCGGGCCGCGGCGTTTTTCTTGCTCATGACTTCGTCTCCTTTGCGCAATCTCGAATGAACACCTCGAAGCCGCAGGCCTGCGCCGCCGCTGCGAGCGAGGCGGCGCTGGGCGAGGCGTGGCCGTGGCGCCAGCGGCTCAGCTCGTTGCGGCCAATGCCGGCGCGATTGGTGACGAAGCCATCGTCAAACCCCGCCGCGTCGATCGCCTCGACCACCGCCTGGGTCAGGGCATCCGCCGCGGTGACGTCAGCCTTTGGCCGTCCAGCGTGGCGCACCATACGGAGCTTGTTCATTGTGGCTCCTTGGCCGGAGTGGCGGGTGGGGGTTCAAACCGTCCATCCTCGAATTCCTCGCGAGGGCGCACCCAGATTTCTGCGGGGTCGGTGGCGCTCCGGTAGACGGCGACTTCGCGCATATCGACGCGGCTCCATGTCAACTTGGGCGGCTCTCCGCTTTCGGGGTGGTATTCGCGATGCTGATCGGTCCAATTCTCAGCCTGCATCTTGCCGATGCCGATCAGCACATATTCGGTGCCGCGCTTCTTGTGCCGGTGCGTGGGCAACCCCGACGCTGGTTCGGGCGGGGACGTGCGGATGGCGGCACGAGCCATGTCGGAAAATGTGGCCAAGTAAGAGGCTGGATACGTGGCGGGGCCGCTCGTCGGCTCGGCTTTGCACCATGCCTCAAACAACGTCAGGGCAAGAGCATCAACCGGGGTGTCGCGACCATAATTTTCGATGACCCATCTGGCGGCGTCACTCATCGCTGCCTCATCTGTCACCCTATCCCTGACAGCAGGATCGGAGCGGGTGTTCCAGGCGGCTACAGTATTCGCCTCGGTCTCATGAAGGCACGTCCTTGCTCCACAGTCTTCATTGTCGCATCCCACCCAATCGGTATTGCTCCAACCGTAACCGCCGTCTCGGTGGTACAGCGTGGCGTTCGACCCACAGAACGGGCATGGCTTGAGTTCGACTGTCTCGGTCATTCTGGCGACCTCGTGAGTGCGGCGGTTGTCATCGCTGGGTCCTCAATGGTTTGGTTTCGTAGGAGGCGATAGCCTCGTGGTAAGAGCCGCGCACCTTTGCACGGTTTCTGAAGCTGTTGATCGACGCACCGAAGTGCCGCGCCCAATCGTTTATGCATTTCGTCTGACCGCCATACTCGATAAACACCGTGCGCTGGCGGTTTACCGCCTGATGTCGGCGGGTGGCCCATATGCAGTTGCTTGGTTGATAGTCGCCATCATTATTGATGCGATCTATCGTCAGCCCTTCAGGCTTAGCACCCATGTCATCCAGGAAACACTCGAAGCCAGATCGCGTACCGTCACCGTGCAACCACCGATCGCACACCCTGATGCCGCGCCCGCCGTAGCGAGGATAATTGGCGCACTTTACGTTGTAGCAGCGCGTCCGCATGTTCACCCACGTCTCGTAGGTAGATGTGTATAACTTGCCAGTACCCCATCGGGTGCGCATAACTGGTACTCCTAATAACGACTTTTCGAATAGTACCACTTCTCTGTTATCTCCGCAACAAGCGGCAGGTCCGGCCGCCAGTCAGCGCGGTGCTCCATGATCTGCTTCAGCACCCGGGCTGCGTCGGTCTTGCGATCCTCGGCCGGCTCGGTCACCGCCTCGTCGTGGGTGTGCCCGACCACGGGCATCCATGACGTCATGCGGTTGCCATCATTGATAAGATCAGGGAACGGAGTGAAGCGGGGGTCGAGCCACACCAGCACCTCGCGCAGGATCGAGCCGGCTGTTGCCTGCGTCACGTTCTCGGCGAGCTTGCCGTACCACAGGGCAGACCAGCCATAGCCTTTCTTGAACCATAGGGCGGTGACGTCCTTCATCTCGCCGGTGCGCTTGTCCTTGACGCTGCGCGTGCGCCACCGGATGTCCGGGTAGGTCAGCAGGCGCCCGCAGGGCAGACCACAGAACAGCGTGCCGCCGAGGTAGTTCTTATCGTAGACGTATGCTACGCGGCCAGCGGTGAAGGCTTCGCCGGGGTTCTCCAGCGCCTGGTTGGCAGCGCCCCACAGGCCCGACGAGCCGTCGCGGTCGTGGCTGCCCCAAAAGGCACGCGCCCATGGATTGGTTGCGCGCCATGTGTCGACCACCCATTGTCCCTTGGCGTCGTCGAGAAACACGCCGTAATTGATCGCCATGGCCTGCAGGGCGCCGAGCGCGCCGCCGAAGCCCAGTGACAGCACCGGCACCTTTCCCTGCCCCTGGCGCAGGTATTCCGCCTGCTTCTGCAGCACTTCGCCATGCTCGCCCCGGTAGCAGGCCCACCAGTACATCGGGTCCTCGCCGATCAGCGCGCAGGCCGTGCGCATGTAGATGTCGGGCTGGGTCTTGTCGTGGTCACTGGCCTCGAAGATGTCGAGCACGGCCTGGCCACCGGGGCTGCCGGCCAGCCACGGCAGCACACGGGCTTCGATCGCGGACCAGTCACCCCAGACAAAGGTCTTGCCTGGGGAGGCGATGAAGCTGGGGCGCACCAGCATGGACAGGGTCTTGCCGACGGGCACCTTGGCTTCGGCGACGAGCAGGTCGAGGAAGGCGTCGTTCAATTGGGTCATACTGTAAAGCTCCACTGATCAGCCTCGGCGGCTACAAGCCCCGGGAACGCCCGGCTGCGTTCTCTCCACCGGTTCGGCCCGGGCGGCGCCCGGTGCACGGCGCTCCATGCCTTGTGCTCTTCGGTGCCCGGCTTCGGCGGCACCAGTTTGTTGGTCGGCACCAGCGCCTTGTCCTTCAGCGTGCCGTAACGCCAGTGGCAGGTTCCCTTGAAAAAGGGGTCGCCGAACCACCATGGCTGCACGACCTGATCCTGATCACCGAGCCCGATCAGCCGCTTGGCTTCCGGGTGCATGATCGGGTTCTCGAACACCATGCCATCGATACCGTGCTCTATGCCCGCGTCCCACAGCTTGCGGAAGAACGCGGCGCCTGCTTTCTGCTGCTCCCAGCGGGGCTCGTAGCGGCCGTTTACTTTCTGCATGTCGATATAGAGATGCTTGCTGCCGCTGTTGGCGAGATAGGTGCAAGGCGGGTGGGCGAGCATAAGGTCCCAACCCTCGTCAATGATGTCGAACACGTCGCCGACATAGTGGTGCTCGGGGTCGCCCTCGCACTGCTCGAAGTCGCAGGAGACGGCGTTGTGGCCCCGCTCCCGGAAAGCGTCGCGCTCGCGCGCCGAGTAGGAGCAGGCGATAAGAATGTTCAGGGGCCTATTCACGGGCCAAGGCCTCCACTGCCTGCTGCTTGATGCGGATGAGCACGGCGCACACGTCGTGGCCCGCGGTCACGATATCGAGCATACCCGCGGGGGTCCGCGGGTCGGCGCCTTCCATGCGAACAAAGGCGGCTGCCAGCGCGCGCTCGGCGTCGTCGGCAATGGTCTTTAGGGCGGCTTCAAACTTCTGCTGGCGCATCTACTTTGTTTCCGTGCTGGACCAGCTCAGCGTCAGCGACGACCAGCTGGTGACGTTATCGTAGCCTTCGCCGAGATTGACGTCCTTCGCGGCCACGCCTACGGGCATCAGCCCCTGTTCCCGCGCCCACTCGATCATGAGCGCTTTGACATCAGCCTCGGTGAAAGCGATCTCGACCTTGGTCTGGACGGTGACGGTGTAGACGGCTTTGTCTATTTTGGCAGTCATGGCTCAAACCCCGATGATGTAGCGGCCGACGGCGATCAGCAGGAAAATGCCGGGGAGCATAAGCAGATATTCGATGAAGGTTTGCATTGGAAACTCCTTTGGTTGGGTGGACCCTTTATGCGCGTTACCGGGAGTACTTGTCAAGCACCGTGCACAAAGAAAAAGCCCGGAGCTTGGAGGGCTCCGGGCAGTTGGACGGTTTGGGCAGCTCAAGGGAGGAGGATATGAACCACCCGGGGTCACTATACGCGCGGCCGGTCGCCATGCATAGGGCCAGCGCCAGGCGATGTTGGCGTGCCGCCGTAGCCGTGGCGCAGCTCGGGCGGCAGGTAGGCGTCCTCGCCGAACTCGCTCATCGGGGCGGGCGGGTACGGGTAGGGAGCGAAGGCAGCCTTGCGCTCCTCGGCCGTGCGCAGCCGTACGATCTCGGCCGAGCGCCGGCTGACCGGGAAGTCAGGCTCGCGGCTGCGAGCGCCGGAGATGGCGCCGAGCATCCAGCCAGCAGCGAAGGCCAGCAGCAGGGCGGTGGCGCCGTAGACGATGATTTCAGGATTGGTCATAGCTAGTCTCCTTGGAACAGATATCAGGGCAGACGTCGGAATGGCCAAAGATGCTCTGCACCACCAGCCAGATAATGACCCATGACACTGCCAGGGCCAGCATAAACTTCACGCCTTTCATCAGCCTAACTCCAGATCGTTAAGAATTTCCAGCATCACCGGCTCCAGCTTGCCGAGCGAGGCGCGCATCAGATTGTGCACCTGCACCCCGCGCGACGAGTAGCGCCCGGTCTGCTGGGCGCCGTTGAAAGTGTACTGGCCCTTGAGGTAACCGTCGTCGTGTTGGTCGACGATCTTCTGGAACTTCTTGGGCGTGGCGCTGGCACCATAGAGCCGGGCTTCGAGCAGCTGCATCAGCTCGTACTCGTCGTCGGTCAGGCCGATAGCCTCGTCGCGCTGGGTGAACCAGACATGCAGCGCTTCCAGCCGGTCGCTGGCCACCGACAGCTTGACGGCGACCATCTCGCTGCCTTCGCCGGTGATCAGGTCCTCGTCCTCCCACTCCTTGACCAGGATGTCACGAGCCTCGGTCGACGGCAGCCGATCGAACAGCCACTCGCCAATCTTGGCGGTCTGCCCAACGGTGCGGATCGCGCCCCCGGTCAGGGTTACGATGTCGCGGTTGATGCGCTTCTCGTTGAGCGAGGCCACCGCCGCAGCCCGTTCGCAGAAGTCGACGTCGACCATCATGCCGCGCTCGTTAATCGCCTCGCTGGTCCAGTATTCGATCCACTCGCGGCGCGGCAGCGGCCGGGTCGCCTTGTAGACCTCGCGCAGCTCGTCGGTGTCCTGCTCGGCATAGGTGCCGAAGCGCTCCCACTCGACCGGGTGCGATTGCGGGGTGACGTCGTTGTCGTTCGAGAACAGCCCGATCAACGCCTTGCCGTCCTGCTGCTTGCCGCCGCGCCCGATCGCCCGGCTGGCACCTTCGAGCTTGGCCGGCAGGTTGGAGCCGACAGCCTGCGCCATGACGTCGATGAACATCTCGGTGCGAAAGCCGGGGCAGCCCGGGATTTCGTTGAGCACGACGCGGTCGAAGGCGGCGTTCCACGCGGCAAACCAACCCTGCCCGTTCTCGGCCATGATGAAGTGGCGATGCAGGTCATGGGGCAGGTCGCGCCAGCGGAAGCTGCAGACGCTGCCGTCGGCCCGGGTGAAGGCAGGCACGGCCAGGCGCTTGATGGGCTCGTGGCCGATGCCGTAGGTGATGAGCGTGATGAAGCTGTGCTTGGCGTAGCGATAGGCGCCGGCCGTCGTGACGCTCTCGTTGGACGTACCCGCGGTGCCGGGCAGCGCCCGGGTTTCCGTATCGATGAAGCAGATGTCTTCGAGGCGATCGGTCAACAGTTCTGTGGGGTCGGTCATCGCTAGTGGTTCCCTACGTGAAACAGCTTGCAGAAATAGCAGCGATATACGCCCAGATCGGACTTGGCGTAGCGGTGCCCCGGTCGCTGGTTGAGCCGACGCACCACCTTGAGCGCGTCGCTCTTGTTCTTGAAGCCTTGCTTGCCGGCGCAGCTGGCGGCGTGGTGCTCGCTGGCGGTCATTCGAACACCACCACTTCCCAGTCATCGGCCAGCACGTCTTCGGCGCAGAGCACCACGGCATGGCTTTCGCTCTTTCGCCCGTGGCGCGTCCAGCCGCCCATAAGCGACTGGCGGCCGTCTGGTAGCGGCGGCGCAGCGAACACGTATTGTATGTCGTCGGGCCGAGAGACAGCCACCGCACCAGGGCCAGCAGGATTGGCGGCGATGAGTTTTACAGCCTCGGTGAAGTTCATTGCCCCGGCCCCCACAATGTGGAGCTGTCAGGCAGCACCGGTGGATGGGTCAGGTCGGGGTGCACGTAGTGCTGCCGGCCAGTGGCTGCGGTTTTCATGTCACGCCAGTCACGAGCCTCGCTGGGGCTGTGGCGCAGGCCGTTGCCATAGCGGATGGCGAGGCCATCCGACGTCACGGTGTAGAGGGCGTAGGTCTGGGTCTTGCTCATCACTCGCTCCCGATCAGTTTCTGCAGCTGGGTCGGCGCCAGTAGAGCCGCCCCCGTGGTGCCGGGCTCGCACAGGCGGCCGAGGCGCTGGGCCAGAGGCTCGCTGTAGGAGAGGAAGTTCAGCTGCGTCTTGGCCTTGCTCGTCGAGCCGTCTGCCATCAGGCGCACGAAGCCGCCACCGATCTTGGCATAAAGGTAGCC